ATAGGGGATTTTCCGTACAACATTTGCACTGCGCTATACAAATGCTGTACCGGAAAGTGATGCCTTAAAACACACTAGTCAATTAACGCGCACTAGTAATGTTAAGTTTATTGGTGCGGCCTGACGCACCTCACAACGTCAGGCCGCTATATCGAAAGGAGGAACTGTGCGGTTGGTTACATTGTCATTATATCACGAATGACTTTATTTGTCAAGAGGGGATTACGAAATAACAGCCTCTAGCCACTGCAGGAGAAAGTCCATTGATGATTATTCCATTGCTGGTAACAAGGAATTTATTTGGCTGTACGAACTGCTGTGCGCCGGTTGTTGCATCAATAGATACAACGTGACAATCGGTAACTGAGCCGCCCAGCAATAAGATTGTTCCAATCCAAACCTCATTTGCGGTACTATCGGGGGTTGCCTGTATGAAAATATTTACATCAGTATAATTTGCAAAGTCATCGCCTGGAATTCCGAGGTAGGGGGCTTGTGCAGTAATGCGCTTTAACATTTTCATTCTAGGGCCGATTAAATTATCAACGTAGGCTTTGTTTGCGGCTTCAATTTCTTTTAGCGGAGTTGGCACAATCACGCTCACGGCGTTGCCCATATCTACGGCAGACTTCGCGCCGCCGATTACAACGGAGCCACCGTCCCCCGTATCGATATTCACATGCTGCGCAGCGTGGATATCAACGATAGGTGCCTCAACGTCGACCGTTCCCTTTCCCGCAGTAATGTCAACGTCCGTTCCACCGTGCACAAGGACGTTCGTAGTTGCCTGATACGTCGAACTTCCAGTGTCGTTCACATTGATGTTCTTCACGCTAGTGTTTCCAGTGATCTTAACGAACTCCGCGTTCGCAAGAACATTAATGTTCTGATTCTCCAGCGTAAACCCACTAGCAACGACCTGTGTCGCATGCCAAAGGTTACCGGCGTTGTCGACGTAGTATCCACCAAGCTCACCCTTTGGAATAAGGTTCTCGCTATGAACATCCACCGTATTTTTGGTATCATCAACGGCAACCGTGATATAACCGCACGTCACACCGCCGGAGCTGCCGTGCGCGTCCACATACTTCTTTGTAGCAGGGTTCGCGTCCTCCACGGGTTCCGCAACTTTGGTTCTTGCGTTGAGCATATCAACATCCACTTTATCGAACGTAGTTGGACCGTTGATATTGATATCCCCTGTCATAGCTATGGCGCCACCCTCGATATTCACCGCACCGTTTTCGCTGGCCAAGATTTCGACGCCGCCGCTTCCCGTGATGTCAACGTGATTGTCTGCCCTTATCGCAATACTCTTCGGCGTATCAATCGTCACGATCCCGCCGCCGTGGATATTCATCAGGCCCGTTCCGGACAGAGTAATAGTGCCGTCTTCGTTCTTCAGAACATGCGCATTGTCGATGAAGAACAACGGCCCCGTAAGCGTACCACCGCTTGTCTGAATATAATTGCTAGGGTCAACCTTGTCGACCTGTTTCTGAATGTTGGCAATGTCCTCGTCCTGCTGCTTGAGTGCATCAATCATCTGATTGATGTACAACCGCATCTTGCATAGCTCTTCCTTGTAACTCAGCTCGTCGGAGAAGATAGTCGGAAGAACCGGCAGGCAACACAATCTCAGCTTATTAGGAATGTCGCTCATAAAATACCTCCTTACATAATTGCAATGCACCACTGGGACATTGCGTAACTGCGGATATCAGTGCTTTCCGTGTTGGATGCGAGCTTAATTTGCCACGCCTTTCCGCCCGTGGCCGCAATGGGAATCGCGGTAACGCTGATGCAATCGTCAAAGCTGATGACTTCAAAACCGCTCTTTTTGACAAGCACAACTCTAAACGTACTGTTCAATGTATCACCACACTTTCATAAACAGGTCTTCGAGTTCTTCGATGATCTGCAGGTCAATGTTGACGAACGTGCTTCGGTATTCTTTCAGGCGTTCCGCAATGGACGCGCCACCATTCACACCGGAAACATGTTCGAGATATTCATCCGTGCTCTCTGCGTTTTCGTTAGACGTGTTAACATTCTGACTGTTTCCTGTAGCCTTGCTTGTGCCGCTGCCTGTTGCATTCCCCGACCCATTGTTGGATACCATTCTAGCGTCCGTCAGATAGCGGTCATTCTGCAGGCCAGTCAAGCCGCCCTGCGGAGTATCGCTGTACTTGTTGACTTCGCTCTCCGTGTTTGTGTTCGAGGATTCGGACGTGGTAGAGGAATCAGATTCCGAGGACGTCACACCCTGACTGTCAGTCTGCGTCTGTTTCGTACCCTTGCCGATTTTCGTTCTTGTGAGATCAACGTCATACAGCGGATTGAACTCCAGCAACTCCGACTTGTACATCTGATTGTAGTACGGCATGATCTCCGACAACTTCTGATTCAGCCGGAGTTTCCAAAGCCCCACGGTTTCCAGTCCAATTTCTTCCGTGTAGTAGGCTTTGAGAATCTTGATTTCAAGGGCAAGCCGGTAATTCTCATCAAAGATAGGCCAGTCTTCGGAGTTGAAGATTTTCGGCGCAGCCGCCTTAACGATTTCGTTAACCTTGCTATAAGGCTGTGATTCCGTATAGCCAGCTTCGACCTCGCAGATATAGCGCAGCTGCGTTGTGTATTTACTCATCTTCATCACCCCCGTCCGGTTCATCCATAAAGGATTCCGGCGTCACTTCCTCGCGGTAACGAACGGAAATACTTGTTCCGAACATCCGGTTAACCGCGTTGCATGCCTGCTCTCTAGCAATCAAGCCGGAGTATCTGCTGGCAATCGTGCCGCCCTGATTTGCCTGAATCTCCAGCGTGTTTACGCGTTCCTTCTTATCCGCGCCGTGATTCGCAATGCCAAGCGATTCGAGGGCATCGTTCCAAATAGTCTGCTTCAGTTGCTGCAGAGCGGGTGCTACTAGCGGCGCACCAGTCATCAGCACTTTAACATTATCAGCGATTCCCTTTTTGCCAAATATTACAGGGAAGTTTCCCTCATACTGCTTATAGGCGTTCTTCAGAGAAAGCAGGGTATTTGTGTCGGATTCGATCAGCACCGGCGTTTTCTGTGCTGAAATGTTGACGTCAATCGTCCTGTCGATATCCGCAAGCCGCCTAGCGAACATCCTGCACATATTAAGGGATGGGCTGTGCAGCATGTTATTATAGCAGATAACGGAATCCTTATTTGTTCGTTCTGCCTGATACGTTGCCGCGGTTGATTTATCCGTTTCGTTCACGGAGCTAACACCGGGTGTAAACGCCCTGCGCCGTATCGGAATCTTGTACACGTTGAACGGCCCGTTGATGATAACCGGGAGCGCAAGCATGCCGAGAACATCATCTTCGAAGAAAAGCGCACGGCCATTTTTGAATAACGTCAACTCAAGGAACCGAGCGTCTACGCTATCCGGAAGATTGAGCCATTCGTAACGCGCCAACGACATTTCTAGCAGCCGGTCGTAATAAAAATTGTAGGTCAGCTTATTAAATGCATCAGCGGCCAACCACTTTTTGAAGCTATCACCCATTAACTCACCACCTCATTATGCTCAGGATTCGTTGCGCCGGGAGAGTTGTCGACGGAATAATCCCCGAAATGATCGGTCGTTTTCCAGAATGTAATCCCCCGGTCATACACTTCACAAATTCGTTTTTCTGCACTTGCAGGGATTGAACCATCAATAGAGCACCCGTTTGTTTTAACGTAGTTGTAGAATGGCCTTGTCCCGATATTCGGTTTTTTCACGGTGTTCGTGGCATAACCGTATTTGCGGAAATACATATCAACACGTTCTGCCGCCTCTGCCGTTAAATGCCGGATTCCATAATGGAAAGTCATTAAATGTGCAGCAGCTAACAAGTTGTTATTTCCACCCGGCGTCCCGGAATCTGCCATTGTAGAGGCATCCCATCGACGAGCGGCAGCCCCGACGGCCTGTGTTGCACCCGCGACTGCGCCGACATAATTCTGACTAACGGCAGACATTAACGCCATGAGTGCACCACCGATGAACTGAACAGCGTTAGCGCCGCCCTGCTGAGCTAACCATGCCTTGTATGTGTCGCTAGTCGTACCGCATTGCGGGTATCCGGATAACGTCATGCTTTCCGCGAAATTTCTACCTTGTACCGTTTTGAAATTTTCGGGGACAAGCATAACCGTAGGATTAGGCGAGTAATCCCCGATCAGCTGGAAATATAAATCATTCGAGGAAACGCCCGGCGTGAAAAGCTCCATAGGATAAACCTTTGTATTTCCTGTGTTGTTAGTCACCCACAAACCCCAGTACGGGTTTGTGTATAACTTCTTGCACTGCGGCGTGTAACTTTTCCGCACACCAGCCGTTGCAGATTCAAACGCCTCATTGTAATGCCGTAAGAATTGCAAGCGGTAGTTTTTAACTGTAGATAATGTGTCGGGTACAACTGCGCCAATTTGTGCGAATAGTTCGGGCACAAGCCCAAATGCCACAATTGAATTGGCATCCACACCTGCACCGGATAAATACGAACGGAAGGTATTCAAGCCTTGTTCTGTGAACGGCTGAGCATAGGCCCACAGCATTGTAGGCAAGCCACTGACAACGTGCGGGCTTGTACCATCAGCCCACCACGCCATCATCCACAAACTGGATAACTTTGTTGGGACTGTTGCACCGCTGAAGGTGTAGCTGACTTCGTCATAATAGCTGATCGTGTATTCATCAAAGCTAACAGGCTCCGGAACTAGGTTCTCGCCGATGTTATCCGTCAGCGGATGCTCACGTTCTACAAAAACATCCCGGATTTCGTAATCGCCCAACCACGTCTGAATGACATCGATTTCATAGGTAATTGTGGACGTGTCGTTGGTTACATATTCCACATCCGTGATGAACGCATAAAATTTCTTTACGTTACCTGCGGAATCCTTGAAGTTCGTATTTTGGAAAATCAGGTAATTGCAATCGTATAGATTCTCTACAGGCAACTCGACCTGAATTCTACCGGCGCCGTATCTCTGGTAACTATAATCGTTTAGCGTGTACTTGATCCACTTGCTGAACGTTGTGAACTGATCCGCCTTGCTTCCGAAATACATTGTATTCTTGTAGTCCGGTTCACACGGACAATCCTTGATAATATAAATCGTGGTATTCGGCACGACATATTCAGCCATTTTGTCACCACCTTTATAATGATTGGAGGGGCAATGCCCCTCCGTTTACTGCTTGACGAGCGTCAGCGTGCTGCCGAGCACGACATTTTTGTCAAGGCCGTTGACCAGCTTGTAAGTTGCGCCTGCCATCGTGGCAACCACGTCATACTTATAGCTTTCAGTCTGCGCGGACTGCGGCAGGATAATCGCGCCGTAAGGATGCACGGCAACCAGCGCTTTAGTCATTGCCTCCGTCTGCACCAGCTGGAAGTTGGATGCCTGCAGGCTTGCCGGATCGGCACCGGTCAGCGTGTAGACCTTGTTGCCCGCCTCATCTTCGGAGTAGTCGGTAACCGTCAGCACAACATTCGCTGGCGCGGAAATCGTCGCGCCATCGTCAACGAACGCTACGGCGTTGCTGAACGGGGAGCTGGAGACGATCTCCCATCTGTTGTAGAAATAGTTGCTGTACAGGCCGCTGCCAACGTAAGCCTCCGACATCTCATTCAGCGTGTCGTAAATCTGGAACCATTCCGCATCGACGAGAATCGCCTTTACGTCAGCCATCAGGCCGAGTTCTGCAGCGGTAACTTCTTCGATGTTAGTACCAGCCGCGCGGATATCAGCAAAGCGGTCGTTGTCGAATGTGGTGAAATCGTCGATGAGAACGAGCCTGCCGAGGAAATCCGCCTTTTCCATGTGGAACGCCGCCGCAAGAACTTCGACGTCGAACTTCGCGTTATACTGCGCATCCATGAAAATGTACTGATCTTCACGGGGGGTGACCGTAGTCACGCCAGCCGCATTGTAGTCGTTTTTCATGAACGTCAGCATATTGGACATGCCACGGAATGCGGTTGCTGCGTTCTTAGAATCAGCCGCGTCGAACGCGACGGGCTTCATCTTACCATGCGACACTGCCTTGATGAGCAGGTACTTGACGAGCAGGAAATCATCATATTCGGCTGCACGGATAACGCTGTCGATGATTCTGGAAATCAGGTCCTCAACGCCGGAAATCGACGTAAACGCCTGACGGAGGTCTTCGCGCTGAACCGTGACCGGATACTGCACCTTCCAGTTGATCAGGTGGAACGCGGAACGAACATCCGGGATCGTACGCTTGAGTTCACGGGAAGCCGCCTTCTCAGGGGAGAAGTCACGCGCTTTCGCGATCTGCACGAACACGTCCTCGACCGTCTCGCCGGTTTTAAGGAAGCCCTTCTTGAACATCCTGTACGGGTTGTTGAACGTGGCGGACCGGATTCGGACGAGGGCGATCTGATTGACAAGGGCGCTCAGGAATTCGTTGGCAAGATTCGGATATCCGAAAAAGACATCGCCGACCTGTCGGACGTCGTAGTTCGTTGCAACTTCAGGCACCTGATCCTGATACTGAGCGGACGCATTCGCACGAATGGTATTCAGGATATCAACCGTGGAAGCGTTCAGGGTGGACACTGCGATTTTTCTAGGCATTAAATCATTCCTTTCATAAAATTATTCAGTCTTGAACAAGTCCGCGTAAGTCCTGTGTTTCGGTTCCGGGTCAGTGTCCGGTTCCGGGTCAAGCTTATCAGGCGGATTGTAAAAGGTGTCTCTGTATTTCTGTCTCCATTTCTTATCGTTGTCTGCAAGCTGCTGCTTGTAGTCAACATTCTCAGCGCCTGCATCAAGAGTGTCGGAGACATCTTGCAGAAATGCAAGCGTATCGTCGGAAGTATCATCATTCGGAATGAATTTCTTCAAGCCGTCAAGAACTTCCTGCTTTGTTTTGATTGCCACAGTGTTACCTCCTCATGTCCAAGCATTCATGGGCATCCAGATTTTCAGTTTTCGGGTCGTCGGTGTAGGCGTGGGAGGATGCCCCGTGAAATATTCGTACCAGTAAGCGGCGTTGTCGCAGCGGTGCCGATATGAACTCGCGGCGGCCCAGTCAGCGGGTTTTTCGTAGCACAACTCAAATGCACCTGTAAGGTTATCAAGCGTAATTTGGCTACCACCCACATAGCCCAGTTTGAACTGTTCGAATGTGATATAGTAGAAATTGCGGATATCAACCCCTATTTCAGTGAAATTATCATTGTAATAGTCGAAAAACCCGTGTGACCAATTCTGCGGAATCGTGTCCCGCATATAGGCCGTCTGAGCGGCGCCGTCCAGTGGACTGCCTGGACGATCTGCGAAATTAGGCTTATATCCGTCTGCTGCGTATTTGGTTGAGTTGGTTCTGTTAATGTAGGTATTTGGTGGGGTAAATCCGGGAATGCCGTAGCCATGTTTATCCGACGTTGCCCACTCAGAGAACTGTGCTACCGTCGGGATATTATCACCCTCCCAACGCCAAGGGTTCAACCCCGATTCACCGGCGCCATTTCCAAGCATAGCAGCGATAGCCCCGATCGACCAACCAGCCGCCGCCATAATGTTCGCCATCTCTGTGGCGTTTTCCAGCCCTTCAGTGCTTGTGCGGGAATAAGCCTCCGTGGCTTTCGCATGCCATGCCAAGACTTTTCACCACCTTTCTTTTACCGATTCGTTTTCACAACAAAGGCCGGGTAGCCTGCCGCGATCAGCTTTTCTTTCATAGCCTCCGCATAATCGCGGTTTTTGAATGCCCCGACCTGCACGCGGTAGATTTCTGCATTTCCGGGCGTGCCCCCCTCTACGAACTGTACACCAAAGCAGTCACACACACCTCTTGCAATGGCGTCCGCAATCACGTCGAGATTGTGAACGATCCAGTTTGCTACCATAGGCACGTCGTGGAAGTCGACCTCGACATAAACCGTAGGCGCGTGCGGCGCGTGGATTTCGTAGAGCTGCGGCTGCGCGGAAATGTTGGAGTTAGTGCCGGGAGTAACGGCGTCGAGCTGCTTGAAAATCTTCTTGCTATACTCATAACCGAGCTGACCTTCAACAGTCCGCATGCACATTACTCGAGTGCCGGACACTGTGCCATTAAAAGCGTTGCTGTGCAGCGGCAGGTGCAGGTCTGCTCCCCATGCGTCAGATTGATTGCACTTGTTTGCCAAAGTGCTCCGATGCACGATCTTTACCTCAAATCCGCACCGCTGAAGGATCGGAGCCAGCTTTTCCGCAAGCAAACCCATTTGTTCACCTTCGTTCGTGGTTCCGCCAGCATAGGTGTTTTCAAACTGATCCGAGGGACTAAGAAAAATTTTAGCCATGGTTCAGCTTATCAACGAGCTGCTGCATCACCAGAGTGTTGTTCTGGATTGCTTTGGCAAGTTCGGAAATTTCATCCTTGTGCTTTTCCTGAATGACCTTAATATACCAAAAGCACATTAAGGAAACACAAATGGGAAATCCGACCTGCGTGATAATGTTAAGAACGGTCTGAACGTTAATAGCCTTTCACCTCCTTTAATGGAATCCTACTATCATTATATCACACGCGTGCGATTTGTCAATTGACAAAAGGCGCGAATGTGTTATAATAATTATAGGTGGTGTATTTGTATGGCGTACTACGACGGAACAAAACTGCTATCGATGCAGGATATCAATGGCAAGCGGCCAGAAATTTATCTGTGCACAACGAACAGAACAGGCGGTAAAACCTGCTATTTTTCCGGCATGCTTGTGCGTCGCTTCAAGAAAACGCGTGAAAAATTTATGCTCATCTACCGGTACAAGTATGAACTGGAAGATTGCGCAGATAAATTTTTTAAAGATATCAGAGGTATTTGGTTCCCAACAGACAACATGACGTCAAAGCCCATGGGCGTATTTCAAAAGCTGTTTTTGAACGACGTCGAATGCGGTTACGCCGTATCGATCAATCAGGCTGAAGCCGTGAAGAAATACGCGCATCTGTTTTCTGATACTGGAGCTATGTTCATGGATGAGTTCCAGAGTGAAACAAATACATATGCCTCTAATGAAGTGAAAAAATTTATTTCAATTCATACATCTGTCGCGCGTGGTCAAGGCGAACAAGTTCGATATGTCCCGGTTTACATGTGCGGGAACACGGTTAGCCTGCTCAATCCTTATTATATCGAATTAGGAATCTCCGAACGCCTCCGAAAGGAAACACGTTTCCTGAAGGGCGACGGCTTCGTTCTGGAGCAAGGTTATGTGGATTCCGCAGCTGAAGCACAAAAGGGAAGTGCATTCAATCGCGCATTTGCAAAGAACGATTATGTCGCCTATGCAGGTCAGGGCGTTTATCTGAACGACAACGTCGCATTTATCGGTCGGCCGGAGGGCGTTAACAGGTATATTGCAACGCTCCGGTATTGCGGGAAGAATTACGCTATCCGGGAATATCCACATCTAGGCTTTATGTACTGTGATGACAAAGCCGATGATTATTACCCTGTACGCATCACTGTAACAACGGAAGATCATGAAGTTAATTATGTGATGCTCAGGCGTTCCGACGCAATGCTTAGCCAGTTCCGATATTTCTTTGAGCTAGGCGCCTTCCGTTTCAAGAATTTGTCTTGCAAGGAAGCCGTCCTCAAAGCGCTTGCATATTAAATAGGTATCACCGGAGACTATACGCTCTGCTCTGCCCGGGTCACACAGCTGAAATTATGCTGCCGGGACAGTTATGGATATCGTGAATCCCTTTGTGTAACTCTCCGATTTTGATACGGCTCCCACTTATGTGGGAGCCTTATTTTATTCCTTTGATAAATCCTGCAAGATTCCGCGGATGAGCTGCAGGCTCTTAGTCGTCCACGCGGCTGCTTGAAGCATGTCTCCATTGAATACCAGCGTGTTAGCTCCATTGATTACTTTTCGTAGTTCGTCCAGTCTCTCGCGTAACTCCGTTTTATTCATCGCTACCGATCCTTTTCGCATAGTTGCACAGAGTACGTGCAATCAGTTCCAGAACATAGTTTTCGTCACAGCCATCAACAGAGGCAATTGCCTGAGCTTCTGCGATCGTTCTAGTACAGCTGTCAATTACGTGCCACTTCAACAGTTCGGCTCTCTGCCCTATTTTGTCCACGTTTTTCGCACCCTTGATCTTTACAATTTTCACCTTCATTGTTAAACTACCTCCATATTATTTACAAACGCTTCAGCAAACAATACTCGAATCGTTTTACATTCTACCTTCATCAGGTCAGCGATTTCACTCGTCTCGTCTAATGCTCGCGTAACAGCATTTGCGAGCAAAGCCGTAAATATGTCCTTTTCCTGACTATTCAGTTTTCTCATTTCCATTAACACCCCTTAATATATTCAGCTCTGATTTGTTTGTAGCTTTTCATTTCCAAAGTGGTCATACTTGTCACGTAGTTCAGCAAGTCATACCAAAATGGAAACTGATGCTCCACTTCACTTCCGTCTTTGCATACGACGGTTAGCTTAAACTGCATTCGCACGGCGTTTCACCTCCATCTGTTCCCGCAAAATGCATTTTTTCACAGTTTCATCGTCAAGCCCTAGGCATTCGCATAAAAAGTAATACCATTCGGACTTAAAAAATCGTGCCACCTCCGTTCGATTCTGCGAACGGGCATACATAGACTTGTTACCGCGCTCTTTACTTCGAGGTTTCAGCTCTTTACTGCAGCGCACATAGTCTTGCACGCCCACCTGAATAATCGCAACGGCTAGACGCTTAGCCTCCATGTCTGTCATTGTTATCACCTCATTTCATATGTTGTCGCACACAACAGCACCCCGCCGGGAATCGTTCGAGGGAGCAGCTTGCCGGGAACGGTTAAGCCTAGTTTAAAATCCGTGATCTCTCGTTTCTCACGCAAGAAGGCAAGCTCTTCAGGCCGGTACTCACTTTCGGGGTCATCTTCCTTTGGCTTCCATCCCTCAACGGATTTCAAAAACAGCTCTTTGCAATGTTTCGGCATGCCCGCGCACTTCACATCGTAAAACGGTTCGTCAATGACTTCCCCATCCTCGGACGTGACGTGCTCTATGTACGTTTTCTGCCGGACAAATAGCCCCATATCCCATCCACTTTCCAGCTTCCAGCAACAAAAATCACGGTCGTGGATTTTCATGCCGCGAACGGCGTCGCGCGGGATATCCATGTGGCAACTGTCGGTATCAGCATAGATAAAACCCGGTTCGTCTGGCCCATAATAGTTGGCCTGCGCCGCTCGGATCGTGAAACAGCGTGCATAACTTGTGATTGCTGCGCCTACGGGTATATATCCCGGCTTTTTGTCGTGAGCCTCCACGATGGTATACCCGATACTACGATCCGGTTTTTGGTATGCGACCTTGAAACTGCTATCGTCTCCAGCTGCTAACTTGCCATACAGATTATTAAGATACAATTTAGCTAGTGTACGTTTCGCGCCTTTTGATTCTTTTTTGATGTTGGCGTACTTGTCAATGTAGTCGTCAAACAAGCCCTTTGCCGCGGTAAAATAGCAGCCGTCAAGAATCTCAAAATCCGTTAACTCGTAATGCTCTTGCAGCAGCCGGAAATCCATCTCTGTAAGCGTCAGCTCTACTACAGCTTTCCGTCGTTCCCCATCTGGAGTTGTTATCCATTCGCACAATTCACCTGTTCTGCGGTCGTAGACGTCTGATGTTTTTAGGGATTCTGTGCCACGATACCAGAAATTGCCTTTAATCTGAACAAACGGCAGCTTATCAGGCTTTATCCGAAATCGCGTGCGGATTCTCACATAAAAGAAACTGTAGCTTGCTTGTGCTGCCGGAGGTATGAGATTCCCCCGCCAAAAGGTTGGCATTCCTATTGGATACTTGTTTCCTGACATGCTGTGCATCATGCTAGGATACAGTGAGTTGACATCTGCCGTCGTGCCGTTATGATAAACGATATTACGCTTTTCCGGTACGACATAGCACCAGCCGCCACGGTATGCTTTGCGGATATAGGCGTCCATCGTCTTAGCGCCGTATACTTCGGGTAGCGTCTCTGCCGTCAAGTCCGGGAACCACTTTTTATAAAAGGGATAGCCGACTATTTTTTGATATTCAGACAGACAGCAGCTTCCAATCGTGAGTTTCAAGTGCCCATCAGCAACCATGATTTCAAGTGCTTCCTTTACAACTAACACGTCATTTGCGATATATTCACGTTCTTCCGGTGTGATCTCGCAACCGGGGTAACGGAAGCCCTCATACTCCATGTCTAATTTTTGGTGGGCCGTGCCGAAACTCTTGCCGATCTCTTTGACAGAGAAGGGGAGGAGCTTTAGACTGTCCCGAAATTCTATATATCTGCCGTCGATTTTGACACAAATCGTATACCATGCACCCATGTCAGAAATGCTATATCGAATTGTTCCGTTTTCCATGTCTTTTTGTCTCTGAAAACGTACTTGCTTCACATCGTCTACATCATCAACTGCTTGCTTGTACCCGGCTTGAATCAATAGGAAGTCTAGCCAAAAAGCGCCATCAAACTTTAAGTTATGAAAATAGCAGACGATATCCCCTGATATCTTACGCAAACCTGCCCAGCAGTCCGCAATGCTGTGATAGATTTCAACCGTCTCTGTAAACAAAGGGACAATGGCAGCCGCCCAAACGGCGGTATCTTTTTGCCCCTCATAGACGGTTGTCTCAAAGTCCCCGACCAAAAAGGTCTTAGCCCGGCTTTTCAAACGGCATCACACCACCGCCCCTTAAAAAGTCATCCATGCTAATGACGCCACCTTGCACCCTTATCATATCGCTGGCGCCTGTCGTGATCTCAAGCGTTGTGTCAACCGGTGCCCCGCGCTCCGCGTCATAGTATCCACTAGACATACCTCGCACGGCGTACTCATTGCTAAAACTTGAGCCGTCAGCAGCCGTGTAATACTCGGCTTCTTCCGCAAGTGTTTCGCCTTTACCCGGTGAGTAATCCGCAAGATTTGCGTCTTTGCCCATAATGAGCCGCACAAAACGATTCAGATTAAACCGGGCTTCTTCAGCCGTATGATAATATTTGTAGAGCATCTCGTCGATGATCTCTTGAAGCTCTACACCATTGTTTTGAATTCTTCTAGCTAACTCCGCTGCACCCAATTCTGATTCCGCCGCGTTCAAAACGCGTTCGAAAAAATTGTGGTATTGGATTGCAGTTTGTTTTGCAACATCGTCCCATCTATAGGACGGAGTAAATGCAATTAGTGGGTCTTTTAGATTGTCGATGATATTTTGATAACCAGCTGCGCGTGCTTCCTGTCGTGCTTGTTCTGCTTCCCGCTTCGCTACTGCCCTCTGCGCTGCTTTGGATGCCCGACGTTCAGCTGCGCGCTCGGCTTGTGCGTTGCGCCGGGCTTCCGCGCGTGCCATGCGTTTATACGCTGCACGCATAGCAGCTTGATAATTCTGCTTTTTGCCGCCAACTGTAATCTCTCCGGATTTTGTCGGCATCCACTTGCCGCCACGCTGCGGAGACGCCGGGACTTGATTGCCACTATCATCCGTGTAGTATGCTCGGCTATACAGTTTTTCCGGCGTCAGCTTTTTCAGGCGCTCAACGTCTCTTTTTGTTGGCGTTGGTTTTTTCTCCGGAATATCGGTTAAAAACGTGAACCCGCGCTTTTCAGCTGCGCGCATAAAGCGTTCAATGCGGCGCAACTCTTTGTTGTATGGTGCCAAATTTTTCGGCGGTTTCGGAGTTGCCATATCATCACCCCCTTATTTAGGATTAGGCCCGGCTGTTACACCGGGCCTTGTGGATTTACTGTGCGTCAGGGTCGACACACATGACGCAATCGTCCGGGTCGGTCGAGAAAGTGGGCTTTTCGCGGGTCAGGGAACATGTAATGAAATCCTTGCCCTTGTAATTGTTGCTGGCTTTTCTGTAGACCTTAATGTTGAAGCCGCTAGTGATCCCGGCATCGCTCAGCTCGGCAACAATGTTTTCCAGCTCGCGGCGGAACGTCGCCCCACCACACACGAACTTGCGGCCCTCCGGATCGATCACAACGCACTTTTCATAGTCCTTGTCTTCGGACTTCTCATTGTGGATTCCGAGGATCAAGTGCTTTTCGTACGCAATCACAACAGGACCCTGCTGCGTCGCATCATCAAGGGGGATTGCGTCCCCCAGATCCTTGCACATGACGCGCTCGTAGGCATCGAACTCGCCGTTAGATTCGAGGATCTTGCAAAAGTAATTGTTATTAGACATATTGTTTTCCTTTCTGCTAGTTTAATGAGATAGCCGCTCTGTTATTATGTAAAGGGTTGTAGCCCGTTTACAACTGATTTACAACGTGTTTAAGTTTCTGCTACATCTTATTATTGTTGTCACGACAATCGTATATCTCTGCATGAGCAACAAAAGCCGGAATGCTCATCCTGTAGATATGCGTTTCCGGCGACGCGACTTTCACAACCCGCAGCGGTCGAATGTGCGGCGGGAGCTGCGGGCGAATCACGCGCAGGCGCTCTAGGTCGGTTTTACTGCCGACCGGAATTGTAACAGTCAGGGCTTGCACCCTGCCGCTTTGTTCATTTGCTGCGCTGATTGTCACGTCTTCCGTGACGATCGTGCGCGTGATGGACGGTTTGCGGGGCATTATGCAACACCCCTTTCTAACATCGCAATTAGCAGACCTGCAAACAATGTTGCGCTTGCTGCAAGGCTTAGAATACGCACTAATGCGCCCGTGATTGCGGCAAACCTAATCTGCCATTCAACCGTTTCCGCAAATGCTGTACATGTTACGGATACGGCAATCAAGAAAACAAGCGCGGCAAGCCCGACGACGGCCCATAGTATAACGTTCATTGTTCCTCCGCCTTTCTCCATAGCATGCCAACCCATTCGCAGGCCCATGCATCTAAAATCGCCATTTTTCATTTCTCCTTTCGTTTCTAATTCGACAATCAATAGACGTTCGTCCATTTGGTTCGCCCTGTACGGCGGTTATACTCACCGACCGAGGCAAGCTCCACGCGGCCGTCAATCAGTCGAATATAAATACAGGGGACTTTCAGCCGCCCGCAATTATAATAGCGGTTGCGTGTTGCCCACGCTTTCGCCGCCTTTAAGCTGTCGCACTCAAACAATACGTACTTCAGCTCCTCCCCGCCATTCACGATAAAATAGGTTTTCATTTTCATTTTCGTTCCTCCATAGTATTGATTTCCGGCCTGCCATCTTCAGCGTGCCGCGGCCAGTCGACATGGACGCCCGGAAACGGCGTTTCGGCTTCAGAATTCGAGTGCCCGTAGCTTCTTGATAAGACGGTGGCATTCGCCCGCATATTCATAATGCGGTGCCGCGATGTCTTGTTCGCCGGTATGCCACAAGTGATCGGCGTACAGACCCTCGTGCTCCTCCGTTTGCTCAAGCGCATACAGTAGCATTTCTACATCCCCATAAGTTAATACATTATTGTTTTTCATTTCTATTACTCCTTTCGTTTTATCTTTGTGACTTTATTCTATCTCGGTAAATGCTTTCATTGCCTTGTGGCGTTCCTTTCCGGGCCATATTTCACGCCGGATAGACTGTCGCGAAATGCCTTTCACGTCATATACTCGAAAAATTTCAGCAATATACTGCACGCGGTTATCACTGTATGAACGTTCCCGCCGGAACTCTATTTCTATATGGTAAGGGGCGCATACAATTTCACGCGCACGATCACATAGAGACAGATGATAAGCGCGGGTCTATCAAATAAGCCCACACGCAAATCTCTTCTTTCCTATTTTCAAACATTTTTATTTAACCCCGCCATGCTGCGCGGTGGATTAAACCACCGCAACCGCATCAAGCGCCGCAGCGCCGTAAACGGTAGAGCCGTACCGGCTGCGGATTTCGCCCATGGTTCGCTTACCGCGATACCATTTAGCACCCGGTTCCGCATGGTGCCACGTCCACGCGCTTTTCGTGCTGCTCCAATGGCATCCGATAGCTTTTAATTCGTCCTTGTGCTTGCGGGTTTCCCCTGTGATCCACAACCACGATCCGCATAATTCAACTTCAAGTCCATCCATACGGAGCAACGCGAGGATGATTTCACGGTATTCGCCCGGAGTTTCCGTGGTTTGATGGTCGGCGTCTGCTGCGGCGTTGTGCGCAGCTTTCAGCGCAGCAAAACGATGTTCATATTCAAGATTGATTTCTTTCATTGTTTCAACATCGCCGCCGACGTCCGGGTGATATTTCAATGCCAAACGGCGGTATTCCGCCTTGAGTTCGTCTAGACTTCTGCAACTGCTAAAATATTTCATTATTCTGTTCTCCTGTTCTTATTGTTATCCCGGCCTACCATCGCCAGCGCGTCGCGGCCATTCGACGCGGACGCCCGAAACCCGGGCGTTTCGGCAATCAGAATACAAAATGTTTTCTTTTTTCATGGTTGATCTCCTTTGGTTTGTGTTTATGTTTGTGGTTTTGCTTTGTGCCCATATCATAGCACAGGATTTTCACTTTGTCAATACCCGTAACACGTCATTTACAAAAATTTTCTCATACCGACGTTGACAAGTCCGGCGAACATGATACAATATATATAGTAATTGCGTTGGTATCAACGTAACCTGACATGTACTATAATACTAGTTCATATCTGTAACATTTCATTAGCGCTATTACGCTTAGGCATATAACATAGAATTCTCGGTATAACATGACACAACGTAGTACACCATTTGTACCGTAGTGGGGAAAATCATGTACCGAGAAATGCCTATACC